AGTTAAAAAAATATGGTAGGAGATTATATACCGATGAAAACCCTCGTGACACTGTTAAGATTAAGTTCGCAACGCCAACAGATGCGAGAAAGACGGTGGCGAAGGTTAAAAAAATTAGTAAACCGTTTGCTAGAAAAATTCAAATTCTAACCGTTGGAGAACAGCGTGCCAAGGTTATGGGTAAAAGACAAGTCGCTGCAATATTTAAACAAGGCAAAAATGCCATAAGAAAGAAGGAGAAAAAAGATGGATGATTTAACTTTTGTAGAAAAGATAAAAAGAATTATCAAAATGAGACATGACGATGTGGTATCTGCGCTAGTCTCTGGTGGTGTTGACAACATGGAAAAATACCAGTATATGTTAGGTCAGATACGAACGTATCAATATTTAAATCAGGAAATATCCACCCTGCTAAATAAAAAGGAGCAAAATGAAAGTGAAGGAACAGTCATCAGTATCAAATCCAAAGATACACCTACCAAATAAAGAATTAGTTGGCGTTGAAAAAAACGAATCTGGAAAGCTTCCAAAACCTACAGGTTGGAGAATTTTAGTTTTACCTTTTAAACAAAAAGAAAAAACTAAAGGTGGTTTAATATTAGCAGATGAAACAGTAGAACGATCACATTAAAATAGATGGGGGTGAGATAAGACTTCTTAATGATGATGAAGTTTTAGCAACCGTGGAAAACCCTGAAGATATATTCCACGAATTTTAACATAGATAAGGAGAAACTATGCCAGAAGCAGAAAAAAAAGAAGACAACATATCAAAAGAACCGATGGTCGATTTAGATACATCTGGTCCTGGTGCTAGTGTTGAGCTTCCAGAAAAAGAGAACGAAGAAACAAAAACATACGAGAAAGAGGAGAAAAAAAATGAAGCAAATGTTACATACGATAATGAGTCCGCTGACACATCTGAGAAATCTAGTGAGCAGTCAAATGTTCGAGATAGCGAGGACGTTCAAAAATCAGAAGGCGGTAAGGTTGAACAAAAAACTTCTGAAGAAGGGAGTGATAAGCAACCAGATAACACTAGGGAAGTTGAAGAATATTCTGAAGGAGTTAAGAAAAGAATAGCTAAACTTACTAGAAAGATGCGTGAAGCAGAAAGGCAAAGAGAAGAAGCTTTGCGTTATGCTAAAAGCGTAAAACACGAAAGAGATCAGTATGAAGCAACTGCAACAACTTTAGATAAAAATTATGCCACAGAAATGGAAGGTAGAATTTCATCTTCACTTGCAGCCGCACAAGCAAAACTTGCTGCAGCTAGACAAAGCGAAGATTCTAAAGCTGAAGTAGAAGCTTTAACAGCTATCTCACAATTAGGTTATGAACAAGGTAAATTGGCCGAGTTAAAAACTCAACACCAGATGCAGGAAACTGCAGCTAAAGAAGCAGCTGAAAGACCTACTCAGCAACCTATTCAACAACAACCCCCAAGAGATCCGAAAGCGGAAGCTTGGGCAGAAAGAAATGAGTGGTTTGGCAAGGACAATGCCATGACGTACACTGCGTTTGATTTACACCGTAAATTAACAGAAGAAGAGGGAATGGACCCACAATCTGATGAATATTATGCAGAAGTGGATAAAAGAATAAGACTTGAATTCCCCCACAAATTTGGTAATAAAGGTGTAGAAAAGACGATTAGTAAACCTACACAAAACGTTGCCTCTGCAACGCGTAGTTCAAAGACTGGTCGCAAGTCTGTGAGACTCACATCGTCTCAAGTCGCAATAGCGAAAAAATTAGGTGTGCCACTGGAAGAGTATGCGAAACAACTTATGAACACGAAGGATTCAGACACAGATGGGTCAGGGTAGAAATCCTAGGATTCGTTGATACGAAAAACATACAAGGACGCTTAAGGTCCGGATATGAGTTAGTAAGATCAGATGAATATCCTGAAGAAGACTATCCAGCAATCGCCGACGGCAAATACGCAGGGGTTATCGGGCACGGAGGCCTAGTGCTGACTAGGGTACCGGAAGAGATCGCAAGGTCAAGACAAGAGTACTATATGAAACAGGCTCAAGATCAAATGACCGCAATAGACAACGATCTTATGAAGGAGCAGCATAAGGGAATGCCTATCGAAATCGATAGACAATCTCGTACAACCTTCGGTGGTAAGAAAAGTTAAAATTTAACCAATCAAACCAGCGATTACATTAACCGTGACTGGAGGTCCGCAAGGACAGGTCACACAAGGAGAAACGACAAATGGCTAATGCGTCAACAACTGGGTTTGGTTTTAGACCCATTAAAAAAATAGCGCAGAACTATAACAGCGCTGGACTTTCTGAGTACAGTGTTGCAGCTTCGTCAGCTTTGATTTCACACGCAGCTTTGTGTAAATTAACAGGTGATGGTGTTGTACTCGCTTCAGGAGATACAGATGTAACTAATCTGGGTACACTGAATGGAGTGTTTTATACTGATGCTACGACAAGTAAACCAACATGGAGTAACTATTCGCCAGCAAGTAATACTGCTACGGATATTGTTGCTTTCATAAACGACGATCCTATGCAGATGTTTGAAGTAATGTCTGCTGATACAGCTTTCAACCAAAATGAGGTTGGACACTGTGCAGATCAAGTCGGTGCTGCGGGAACTTCACCGTTGTATGTTTCGAGCTCAAAAATCTCGGCTACAACTGCGAATACTCAAGCACAATTGTTTATCCTAGGGGTTTCGAAAGATCCTGATCACTCTGATACAACTGAAGAGGGCTTCTCTCTTAAAGTTCAGATTAGAGAACACATCTTGATCGGTCAAAATACCCAAAGAGCCGGAATATAAGGAGGAATAACTATGGCAATATCACGTAATCAACTAGTCAAAGAACTAGAGCCAGGTTTGAATGCTTTATTCGGTCTGGAATATAAACAGTATGAAAATCAGTCCGCTGAGATTTATACAACTGAGTCATCTGACAGAGCTTTCGAAGAGGAAGTAATGTTGTCAGGTTTCGCTCAAGCTCAAGTTAAACCAGAAGGTTCAGGTGTTGTATATGACAATGCTCAAGAAACTTTCACAGCTAGATACACTAACGAGACAATTGCTCTTGCTTTTGCTATCACTGAGGAAGCTATTGAAGACAACTTATATGACAGACTGGCTTCTAGATATACAAAAGCTTTAGCAAGATCTATGGCTCAAACAAAACAAGTTAAAGCAGCGTCTCCATTAAACAATGGACAAACTGGAGGTAGTTTTACTTCTGGTGACGGTGTAACTTTGTTAAACGCGTCACACCCTACACTGGCTGGAACGTTTTCGAACCAGTTATCAACAGCTTCGGATTTAAACGAAACTTCATTAGAGCAAGCATTGATTGACATTGCTGCGCTAACTGATGAAAGAGGTTTAAAAATCGCTGCTAAGGGTATGAAAATGATCATCCCATCTGCGCTTCAATTCACAGCTGACAGACTTATGAAGTCTGCTGGTAGAGTTGGAACTGCTGATAATGACATCAATGCAATCAAATCTATGGGGATGATTCCTCAAGGATACTCTGTTAACAATTTCTTAACAGATGCTGATGCTTGGTTCATTAAAACAGATGTGCCAAATGGTATGAAACATTTCGAAAGAACTCCTCTATCTACTAAGATGGAAGGTGATTTCGATACTGGCAACGTTAGATACAAAGCTAGAGAAAGATACGTTTTCGGCGTGTCTGACCCTAGAGGTATCTTCGGAACAGCTGGAGCGTAATACTTAACATTTTTTGTGGCGGAACACAGTTCCGCCACAATTATTAATTAGAAAGGAAAAATGCACCCTAAAAACTTCAGAGTACAAATTAATGCTTACCAATATCATGCAGATTTTGTTATAAACTGCATAGATGGCCCATTAGATATAGAAAATGCTATAGTTGACAAACTTGGAGAAAATGATATAAAATGGGAATATCTTGGAGAAATGATGGATCCAAGAGTACAAAGAATAACCTATGAGGAGGTTATAGATGGAAGTGCATCAACATCTAGCAGACCTTTACAAACAAAAGAGGGGTCTGGAGTTAGAATGGGAGCAGGAGCATCTTAATGAGGGTAGATATACTCTCAATATGGTTAGAATTGATCATAAGGTCAGAGAAGTAATTAACCATATTAAAATGGCAGAAGCTAAAAAAGAGCTTTTAAGACAAAAAGTAGAAGACGCTGCCCCACAAGTTTCCGTAGCTACTTAAACAAAAGCTACATCGTTGGAAAAATCCAATCCACATTGCAAGCCCTCTTGCGCTCTACTCAAAACTGTTGTATAAAAATCACACTATACAATTATAATATTTTATATAGACGCGTATAGTCGACGGCCTAAAGACTATATAAAATTAATTAGGAGGATATAATTATGGCAAATACAACTTTTAACGGTCCAGTACGATCCGAAAATGGATTTATTGATATCGCTAAAGACTCATTAGGAAATGTTATCACTAACATGAAACTGGAGCAGTACACTGCTACAGTAACTGTTGCTGATGGTGCCACAACTGGAAAAGAAAGTGCAATTGGAATGCCAACAAATTTCATTCCATTAGCATGTGCGGTTGTAGTAACAGTAGCGGCAACAAATGCAGTTAATCTTGATGATGTAGGATCAGATGCAGATACAGACGGTTACTTAGATGGAATCGGAAGTACATGTGCAGTAAATTCTACAGGGTTCAAAGGATTCTGGGTTTGTAATGGTGCATTAGGATTCAT